GAGGGCTTTCATGTTCACAGCAATTATCTTGCCCTGAACATTTGGCCCCCAAACAACATCAAGAACGTCATCTTGAAATTGCCAACCACGAGACGCAAGTCTAGCAATCAGAACAGATAAAGAAGTCTCTTCTGATTCTGGGATCATAACACGATCCCTCCAAGAACGATAAGATGCAGCAATACACAAAGCATAAAACACAACATCACGATTCTCTTGATTAGTATCAACAGGAATATCAAATGACAAGTCAACATCACAAGATTTCCACGAATTAAACAAAGCAATGGAACTACCAAAACGTCTCTCAAAGACGTTTTTCAACAAGCGTGAATTGAAAGATGTCAACTCGCTCAATGTCTTAATACCACGCAGACGTTCACCATCAGCGTAGTACGGACGATCGAGTTTCAAATTCAACTCATGCCAGTCAACAGGCTTTCCAACACCAACAGGGAGGAACATACTATCACGAAAAACACTATGCTCCAAAATCGGAGGAATTGGAACATTCAAGCCAGGATAACAAGGTTTGTTATCAATGGCCAAAGTTTCCAGTCCACAAGCTTGCGCAGTTGTATTGGCTATTTTACGACGACGTTCAACGGACTTAACAGTTCGCTCAACGACGGTGTCAATATCAATAGCCTCATACATATCACGCATGAACTTTTCAGTTCCAGTTTGGACATCGAGATAAGTCATATCCCACTGCCCAAACTCACCAGCAAGATGGGGCGCAGGTGCAGCAGTTGTAACGACCTCGCGATAACGACGGTTAGTTACACCCGAGGGCACATTGACTGCACATCCAGATTTATGAGCATAAATCTGGAGATGAGACCAATCCATCATAGCTCCAGAAGAAGAAATGTTTTCATCATCCTCAACAGGTTGTGCTGGGAAACCAGGTTTCCAACAAAACAGAAGATGATTCTGCATCCTTCTCAAAAGAGCCGCACGATCAACAGTTCCAGACTCGGGAAACGCGATGTTTGAAGTACAAATTATCACCTCCGAAGTAAACTTCGTCTTTTTCTCAGACAAAGTCGCCATCGGCAGGGGATAAACTGCACTAGAAACAAGCGATAACCACGCAGTATGTTCCTCATTGGTCGTATCCTTCTTCTGACTTGGCGAACAAAAAGCCTCTTCAAAACGACACACAGGTTGGTTGCAATAACCATCCCAATGTTTCTGAAGTGGGTTTCTACTATAACAGTAGGAACCTTCCTTTCGTTCGGCAGGCCAAAGACGTTCAGCAACACGTTCAGCCAACATCTC